GTTAATGCCGTTAACTGGATTGTAATCTGTAACAATGATTCGTTGACAGCGAACAAAAGTATGTATGCCTTGATAGCTGTCTGACCCTGGCGAGTTTGTGCTCGCAGCGGACAGCGCGCCCGCCAGCGATTGCATTCCGGAGTTCCCCGTTGCCTTGGCCATCGCGCCCACGAGGCCCGACACCGATCCGACTGTGCCTTGGGTTCCGCTCATCAGTGATAGGCTGGTCTGTCGGGCGAAACCGATAAACTGCTCCAGTGACTGATAGAAGCCGCTATCCTGCGACGCCGGGTTCTTCAGCAGGTCGGCAATCCCCATATCAATCGAGCACCACGGGAACGCCTGAGTCAGGGTCTGGCGCATCGCATCGCTCAGCTTCTGCCCCGGCTGCCAGTTGTGAATCAGGTTGGCTGGTACTGAGCCCCATCCCGAACCGGCCCCAAACGAGGAAGCCAGCGTTGAAATCGCGCTGCCAATGTCACCGCCAAGGCCCGCAATCCCGCCTCCTCCCGTGCCGTCGAGCGGTTTGGCGGTGTTTCGCCGTCGCGCCGGTGTTGGCCGCAGGTTGCCGGTGCGCCGCTGTCGCCCCAAGAGCCGCTGTTCACCCTGAGAGACACCGCCGCCGAGATTGGGGGTGCCCTGATCGTTGCCTGCACCGGCCTCTGCGCCGCCCTGCGCGTCATTGCCGGCGGAGAGCAACATGTCCAGGGTCATGTCCTCGTCCTGCCAGTTGCCGAACGCCTGGTAGATTTTGCCGCAGTAGATCGCCCCAGCATAAGGTGCTTCCTCAGTTGCCAGAGGCAATCCCGGCCAGAACCCAGCATACACCTGGATGTTCTTGTTGGTTAGATCGGATGCCTGTTTCAGCATCTGGATATCAACACCGTATAAACGCACGAACGAGTTTGGGTTAACGGCGTGAAGGCTGACCATCTCGATACGAATGAGACAGCGTAGCGCGCCGGGGTCATTTTGTAACCCGAAACCGACATCAGCAACGGAGCAGAATTGTGCCCCGGCAACCGGAGCACCCGGCACCGGCGGGAACACGGATGGCGCACCATCGATCTTTATTGCATAGAACCTCATGTCGAGGTATTGATCGTGGAGGCGGCGATGTGAACATCGCTGCCCGATTTGTTATGGATCTGGACATGATTGATCGGCTTCTGTTGCCAATTATCGTTGTCCAGCCCGTTGAGCTTGCCACGCTTCCCACCGCCCGCGCTAGCGATACCGAAATAGTTCTCCGCCCCGTGTTCACCAAAACCGCCGATCCCATAGTGCTGGATATGTGGCCCCTGGACTTGCCCTTTCCTGCCGCTGTACTTGTATTGTTCAACAACATTGATGCCCGTGATCTTGCCACTCTGATCGCGCGTGTAGCCGCCGAATAGCGCCGCGTGGGATGTTCCAGCCCCAGGCGTTCCTATACCACCCGCGTCGTACCGGTCGCTCTGTTGGCCCTGGCTGGACATGAAGGTGGCGATTGGTGTTCCGATTTTCATGTTGCCGCTCATGACGCTTGAGCCCTTGCGCCAATCCTTCACGGTGCCGCCCATGCCGGTAAATTCTTTGACTAGGGTTACACACTGCTCGTTGGTAAGGTGTGGGTGGGTCTTCTTGACCTCGGCCAGCAGTGCGCTCGCGTCCGCCGCGTTCCCACCGCCAGGACCACGAATGTCACTGGTGCTGTTAGCAGAGGCATCGCCGCCGACATTGAGACCATGCAGGAAGCGCTCGCGCTCTGCGGTTGACTTGCCGACATTAGCGGGCCGCTCATAATTGCTGACCAGCGTCCCAACCATGCTCTCCGCTGATCCACCGCCTTGCAGCGCGGCCCAGCTTTGCTTATAGGCGGGGTTGGTCTGCATCTCCCAGATCGCTGCTTTGGTCTGGTCAGCGACGGACATGTCAGCCGGGTCTTTGCCGAAATGCGCCCGGATCGCGGCGGCGCGGTCGGCGTGCCACTGGACGATGCCCTGGGCTTTACCTTTGTCACCCGTGCGATTGCTCGGATCACCCAGCGCCTCGCCGCTCATGTTGGCGACAAGTGCGCGCGCCGCCGTGTCGCTCAAGCCCGAAGCTTTGGCGGCTTCGTAAGCCTCCTTCTGGTTCTTAGCGAGATTGCCACTGGCGACTGACCGGCCCGGAGCATTGATATTCGCCCCGGCTCCGCTGGTGCGCCCCCTAATCCCACCCGACGCCCCACCCGCACCCTCGGTCATGGTTCCTTCGCCACCCGCTGCTGCGCCGCCGGTGCCCTCGGTGACGTTTGCTTTCTTCAGGAAGGTGTCGAAGTCTTCGAGGGTGGAGTTGAGCTTATCCTCGCGCTCGCCCGCCCGCTGGAACCAGTTATCAAGGTTGCCCATGAGGCGCTGAGTTGTCTCGTCGCGGGAGGCTGCTGACCGTGCTGCCTCCTTGGTCGATTGTTGCTCCTGAACAAACCAGCCCTTAAACCACTCGGCATAGCTTCCTCCGCCAAGCATTCCGGTCGCACCCATCACCTCAGCTTGAGGCTTACCGGACCCACCCGATACAGATGGCGGGATGGCGATGTCCCCCGCCGCGTCGAGATTGTTCTGATCCTTTGATTGGGTCCAGCTCTTGAACCACTTACTTGACTTCTCCTCCGACTTACGGATTTGACCGGCTTGCTCTGATTCACCCTTGGGTAGGAAACTTCCCACCCAAGACCAGAACCGCTGCATCGTCTCGCCAAACCTCTTCTGGGCATCCAAAATGTTATTGAGAACGTTGTCTACCCCCTCGGAGAAATTCTTGATAGTGGTGTAGGCGGCCATTAGCTCGCCCGCGAAGTCTTCGATTGCCTTCTTGGTTTCGGGTTGATTCAGATAGGTGGCGAACTCGTTTATGGATTGGGCGGCATCGTCAATCGCTTTCTTGATCACCGGGGCATCAAGGAACGCCTTGACGGCCTCATTCATCGCCATGGATAGATCGGTTAGAGGCCCCGCCAGCGGCGCGAGCCGGTCAACCAATACATCCTGAATAATTGATTTGGATGCTTCAAGGGCGATATTGAATGTCGTCCACTTCTTGACCGATTCCTCTGCTGCTTTCGCCTGATCCCCTGCTGCTTTGATCGCCCGCGTCCTGACCCTGACCTCCTCCTCGGTCAGGTTCTGCCAAGTGCGTAGCGCGTCCTTACCCAAAAAATCGGTGAGGCCGGTCGTCGCCGCAATTGTATCGCGTAATGCGGGCGGGAATTGCTTGAGGTACTGGGTCGCCTTGTTGAGCGCATCGACCATAGCCAGCGGGTCGGTACGATCAAGCTGGCGCTGTGTATCACTGCCAAATATCGTCTGAGCGCCGCGCCGCGCCGCGCTCGTGGCGTCATATCGAGCTGAGCCCCACCCCTGCTCAGCTGCACCAGCACCCGGAAATGACCCGGCATTTAGGCCCCGGAATTGACCGTAGCCGACACCAGAGGCTAAGGCCCGTGCCCGGTCGTTGGACACCCCAGCGACCAGCGAAGTTAGGCCGGCAAGACCGCCACCCAGCCCCAACAGGGCGATAGTCGAGCCAATAGCTGTGCGCCAGCTGACCAACCCTTTCGAGATTGAATCAACATTGGTGCGGATCGAGGCGGTGTGTTTCGCCGTCTCGGCAAATTGTTGGGTGAATTTTTGGAGGGAGGCTGTGGAGCGCGCGACCGGCGCTACCATGTTGGTCATCGCGGCGGAGGCAGCCTTGACCTCTGTCGTGATCTTTGACCAAGTCGCTAGAGTGCTCTCCAGCGTCTTGGCATACTGATTGAATGAGGCTTGAAACTTGTCGAAGTCGCTACTGGCAACATCGACCCTCAGGACAGCCGTGTCAGCCATTGGTCGCCTTCAACAAGTATCTGTGCCGCCACTCTGCGAGTGTCGAGTGGCCTACCTCGCTGTCAGAGGGCAGAAACTGCCCCATAAACGACTTGAAGCCCGCCTCACAAATCCAATTCAGGCAGGAACCGACAACCGTGGTTTCTCCTGTGATGGGGTCGGCGCTGTCTCGCCAGTATTCTCTTCCGTTGTCGATGTCGGCAAGGAGTTCATAAATTCCATAACACTCGATGATGTAATTTGCGCTTTCCAGAGTGTGCGGAGGCTGTCCATCGCTATCGCCTCGCTGGGTAGCTTGATCCAGGAGGCGCACGTAAAATACATCAAGAAATTCTCAGCCTCGTCACTCATGTCCTCGGTTATGATGCCGCGCTTGACTGCCTCAACGAAGGGTATATTTGCCCACCCGGTATCGCCGGGATAAACGACGAAGGTCAGCCGCTTAATCTCGTTAACCAACATCTCGCTGTGAGCCTCGTCCCCGTAAATCTTGGCCTCGTCCTTAAACACATAGCTGGCCAAGGACGGTCCAGTGATCGGGCCATAGCCTAACCGCTGAACTTCGGTGAAGGTGCGGCCTAGCATACGGTAATGCTCGCGAAAGATCGGCAGCGAGATAGGCGACGAATAAACGTGGACCAGACCCTTGTCGGTCATGAATGCTGGCAGCACCACATTTAGTTTTCGATTCAGCTTGATGACGTCAGCCATCAGTTACCTCCCAGTTAAAGAACGCCTACGGGTCTCCAAAGAAGCCTTGGTTGACTTGGATGTAACCGCGCATGGTGAATACAATCACCGGCTCTGTACCGGCGAAATTCATCTCACGCACCGTCTCCAGCGCCATGTTGAGCAGATTGAACGGCTGGAGCACATCGGTCGGCACGTCAGGATACACCGTGACGTTCCCAATGATCGTTGACTGCATCTGCATCAGCTGCATCAGTTGATTCGCGAGCGCCTGGGCCGATTTAACGATGGCCATCGTCAGCGTGCAGCTTTGGTACGGGGCGGGCGAACTCACCATCCCGGTCATAGTGGGCAACAGGTCGGTGGCGTTGCTATCGAGCGCCAGCCGGATGCCCTCCGTACCGAGATAAGGAGACGTGATTGTGAGTGGTTGCCCGTTGGACGTGATCTGGGCAAAAACCACCTGTGCCCGGAGGCGGTTTAGCACGCCCTGGGCGACGTATGTTTGCGACATTTTTCCGTCTCCTTAAGACGATCTGCGTCAGATCGTAACCAGGTTGGTTGCGACCACGCTGACCATGATATGGATAAAGCCGCGCGCCGGGATGAACAGCACAGATAAGCCGTCGTACTCGCCAATCTTGTAGTGCCCCGGATTGGCGTTGACGTAATCGATGAACTGGACCGCGTTCACGTCGCACATGCCCTCAAAGTCACCCATCAGGATGCTGTTCTGAAGGTTAGGCTGATTCAAGGTGGTCATCGTGATCGCGCCCAGAACCATGCCCAACGCCGATGCTTGAAGCATCGTGTTGTACAAGTTGGTCTCCAGGAAGTTGATGCCGTCCTGGTTATAGTAGAGCGGCGCGAACGGATTGTTGGAGCCGTTAATGATCGCGTTCGACAGGTTCAGATTGATGTTGATCTGCACCCAGTCGATGGTCCACCACCAATTGAAATAGTCGTTGCCGTCCTTGGTCACACCCTCATAGACGATGTTGTAGGCGACACCGCCCTCCGCCCCGGTCGCGACGTAGTTCGTGAAATTGGTCTTGAACGTCGAAAGCAGCGGCCCATTATTCTTGGTCGGGTAGGCTGTAACTCCATAGAGATACTTGAACGCCAGTGGGGCCACCCGATTGATCTGCGACGCCTTAAAGGCCATGGCGTTGTAGAACAGTGCCGCCATCGTGAACTCGCCGTTCGGGTTGGCAGCGTTGTCTGACAAAAGGTCCGTGACCGATGGGGCTTCGACCATCTGGATCACACACTTGTAGGTCTCATCCAGAAGGTTGGTCAGATTGGCTGTGACCGTGAGCCAGAAGTAGGTCATCGCCTCCGGGTTCTGGAACTGCTTGAACAGGGCCTCGAACGCCTGAATGGCGGTCTGTGTACCGCCAACAACGCGGGGCATGAGATAGCCGCAGAAGACCTTCGGGTTGACGTTGAGCCATTGCTGCAAGGCTGTAGCGTTCCCGGCAGGGGTCGCCTGATAGCCCAGCTCCAGCACCCAGACGGAAACCATGTTACCCTGATCGAAGAAGGTTGTCGCCATCTGTGACAGCTCAACCGCGCTCTGTGGCATGTAACTGCCCATTGTCGCTGCTGTACCGGGGTCCGTGGCCACCGGATAGGTGAAGGTTGCCTCATCAACGATTGTCACTGGACCGGTGTAGTTGTACACGGCTGGGGTAAACCCGGTGATTGTCATCATCGGGGTATCGCCCGGTGCGAAGTTGGGCACGAGCGGCGATGCCGTGGTCAAGGTGACGAGGCCCGCCGCCCAAACCGCCGCTGCCGCCGGTTGACTCTGAATAAGGATGTCACTCAGATCGCTGTACTGGGTCAGCTCAGCCGCGTCATTGCTCGATAGGATAGTGGCACCAAACGATACCAAGCACCCGGTCTGTTGGTAGGTGTTCGGCGTCGGGGCTTGAATCGTTTTGACATTAACGGTGACGATGGAGTTCGGGTCTTGCGAGAACTGCGTGACAGGGATGTCCTGGACGCCGGGTCCCACCGGAGCCTTGCCATAACCCTTGGCCTTCTGCTGCAGGCCATCCGGGATCACCCGGAGGCTCGGACCTTGGGGGTGTCGCCACGCCCGCCGCTGCGCCGCGCGACGGTCAGCATGCGAGATAGGCATAAATGCTTTGTTGTTAGCCATCACGGGCCTCCTTACTTCTTGGATTTGCCGTTGCCGTTAGCGGCGCGATGTTTTGACACCGGCGGTGGCGCAACCGAAGCATTCGGCACAGCATTACCCGGCAAAGTTGTCGAGACGGCTACACCGCCAGGTTTCTGAACCGGAGCAAGGATGGGGTAGCTAGCGCGAAACAGCGGCAGATAGGTTGTCTGTGGCATATGGGTCTACTCCATAACCTAGCCCAGGAATGGCCGGGTAAAACTGTACCTTGGCCTTGATGATGTACTGCCGTGCCAGATCACGGCTCGCGGACTGGAGATAGTTGACGTCAAACGAGATCGACTTGCGCTGGGCGATCACCTTCAGTTCTGTCTGGACGTGCTTCAGATCGATAATCGCACCCACCGTCGCAATTCCGATCCGGCTCCAATCCTTTGAGTACTGCTCAACAAAATCGCGGAAATCGGAGGCCATAAGGTTGTTGGCCCCATACATATGGATAGTCACCCGGTCGCGGCACAGGTGATCGGTTTTCCAGCGCGAGTTCGCCAAGGGGATAGGCGCCAGCACCTCAGTGCGCTCAACGTGAACCGCGCCGAATGGTGGTGGAATGTTATCGTCAACGAGGAACGCGGGATAAAGCGGAAAGGGACAAGTAAAGCCACCGGGGTAGGGTGGTACATAATAGTTCAAATACATCCAGATTGGGATTGAATCACTGTTGAATACATCCGGGTTAAACGATTCAACATCATCTACAATCTGGGTTGTGGTCGTGCTATAGATCGCCTTGCCAACATAATGATACAAATCCGCTTGCTCGTACAAATAACCACGCGAGGCAAAAGCGAACCGAATATCACGATAACTGCCAATATAAAGAAAATTTGATCCAATCTGGTTGAACGCCTGAATCTCGCTGAGCGAGGTAAACACTACAGTACTAGAATCAACCGACGCATCCGCCCGCTGATCGGATAGGCTGTCATAATGGAGTGACCCCTGAACGAGAACGTCCGTGGGCAGACTTACCTGCGCGATAGCCTCGTGAAGAACGACGCTAAACTGATGGCCACCCGTCGCAGCATTAACCCAAGCCGGTGTCGCAGCCGGGACGTCGATTGATTCCCCCGGCGGGAGTTCCGTGGTGGTGGCGGTCTCATGGGCTGCCGCAGGGCCGGTGAAGTCAACAAAGATGCTCTCCGGTGGTGTCTCCGCTGGATCGGGGAATAGCTGTGGATCGACGTGTGGGAAGTCGATGCCTTGATCAGCGACATCCAGCGGGTTGGTGATTAGACCGCCAACGATCTTACTCGCCCCTAGCCCACCCGGCACAGCCTGGATTGCCTCGCCAGAGACCTTGGTCGCCGTCGCCAGACCGGCGCGCAAACGAAGCCCAGCGGTACTTACTGTGCCTTGGGAGGAGGGAACCCGCAGCCAGTAGTTCATCCCGTCGAGCGGGAACACGTACCGCTGGTAAAGGGCGAACGGTATCTCCTGATTGGCCGATAAGTCCTTGACCGCTGCCGCCAGATCGGCGGCCAGCGGCGGCTTAGCGTTGAGGGCATCAGCGACTGAGGGCATTCTTCGCCCGATACTGCCGGTTATAACGCCCGATCCGCTCCCTGCGCGCCATACACATCGGGCACGCCCCGGCAGCATCGGTATAGCGGTTCATCAGCTCACGCCTGAGCATCCGGGCCTCGCGCGTTAGACGCTTGATCTGGGCGTACAAAATCTCCAGATCAGGCGTTATTTGCTCCGCGACGGGTTCGACTTCGACCCCGGAGACTTTGGCAATGGTTTTGCCGGCAGCTTCCCCGGCTTGGGGCGCGGCTTGTTTACCGGCGAGCAAGGTTCGGCCATGTTTTACTCCGTCCATGCGGTGAATGACGACTGGTAGAGGCCAGTATCAATGAAGCTGGGCCGCGAGGCGCGGCGCGCATAGGGCTTCTTGAATCGGTGCGACACACCGCGCTCGGCTGCCTGAGTGGGCACGTTCTTGATCGCGCCGTCATAGGCCCGGTTGGACAGGCTCTGCTTGAATGCCGTCTCGATATCAGACATGGCCTGAGCCTCCGGCGCGATTGGCCCCGGCTGACCGTTGACAATGTTAATCACCGAACCCACCATCGATCTTTCGACGGCTCTCACGATATCGTCCCGGTTCATGTCGAAGAACGTGCGCATGATCCCGTAGCGGGCCTCCAGTATCTGGGCGACATCGCCGGTCGTTTGCCCCTTACCGTAGGCAGCCTGAGCCTTGGACACGCCCTTTTTCCGCGCACCCGTGCTAGCGTGGAACTGGGCGGCATAGGCCATGTCGTGAACGCCCAGAACCAAAGTGGTCATGAGATGCCCCAGATTGAGCCCCAGGCTCCAGCAATCATCATGTATTGACGACCCCAAGGCGTCTGCATCATCCACAGATCCATTGGACCCATGGACTGGATAAAATTGGGTACAATCGAACTCTTCGACGTGCCCTGATCCGCCGCCCCGGTTACAATCGCAAACGAGAACATCGTGACATTAAACCTGTTGCGCAGGTCTGACCAGAAGGTCGATGGCGGTACGTCCTGAACGATATCGACCAGGATGGAGGCGGCCAGGTTGTAGACCGCCAGAGCATAGATCGATGGCGTACCTGGCTGGCAAGGTATCGTCGCCAGATCAGGTAAGGCCAGGTTCAATGACTCGTCATAGGCCATTTGCAGTGTCGCCACGTCGGGCATGGCGTCGGCGGGTACGCCCATCATGTTGGCAACCCACGCCTGAAAATCGGTGAAGTTCGGCGCAGTGTCAGTCCACGCATAGGCGGCGCGGCCCTGGCGTGCGGCATGGACGATAACCTCAGCCACGTTTGCGTCCACGACCGATGAACGGCAGGGGTGAGCCGCCCGGTTCCTCGCGCAGGACGCGCACGCCCTCGCCTAGCGGGTTGCGGTCATCGGGATAGCCGCCGCGCGGCTCTTCCTCGGTGATGCTCATCTCCAGCTGTTTCAAATTCTCGCCAATCGTGTTTTCGATCTGGTTGTTGACCGCTATCGCGGCCTCCTTGCGGATTTGCTTGCCCTGTTCCTCCAGAGCATCCTCGTTGCGCTTCATCGCGCGGTAGAGTTTATCCACCGAGATAGGCTTACCAATCGAGTAGCACATGCCGTGGAAAGGCGTCTTGCTACTGTCAATCTCGTTAACATCGATCAAGCCATACTTACGATGCTGGTCGATGATGTAGTCAATCTCTGGCGTGGATAGATCGGTTCTGCTACCTGCCGGCGCAATCCGTATCTGACCGCCGATAGGAATGGGCTGGATCACTACACCTGAGCGCTCCAGTGCGCGATAAGCGAACTGAACGACCTGCTTCGTTACGTTGGCGACATACAATTCCATAATCTGCCTCCCGCAGACATTGTCACCCGCCGCCTGGCAGATTGCGGCGGGCTAGTGCTTAGGTGTATTGCATCGAGATGACGGTGATGCACTCCGGGCGAATGCCCCAGCCCGATGACGTGCGCATCTCAGCGGTAACGTCAATCGCGCCGCCCGCGAGCGGAACCGGAATTTCCTTTGGCGCCGCCATGTCGCAGAGCATGATCGTGCATGCCTCCATCGACGGGGTGAGCGAGGCAAAGGTGTTGGTGTTGATCCGCGCGCCTTTGGGTTGTTCGACTTCTGGCATAACGATGATCACGGCATCGTTACCGCCAGCACCCTTGCCAATCAGGGTGTCGTCGTAGCCCCAGTAAATCTCGTCATCGTTCATTTCCAGAACGTCTTTGATGAGACCGGCGGTGGATTGGCTGCCCGCGCCGGGACGCTGGTAGCTGGTGAGCTGGACGATGTTCTGATATTCCATCGCCCCTAAGGTGCGCTGCGGCCCGATGATCACGAACTTGCGGCCGATCCCCAGCTGGTTGGTTCGTGTCTTGATCGCGCTGATCTGGGCGATGATGAAGAACGCCATCTGGCCGTTGTCGTAGGTGACCACGGTGTCGTTGCCGGCAGCGTCGGGCGGTAGCGGAATAACCGTCGCCCCCGCCGTGTTCATCAGCCCTTCGCCGTTGGTCGGGTTAAAGCCATACAACAGACCATTGCGCATGATCTGGAAGGCCGCTTGCCGCATACCCAGGCGATGCGCCTCTACAATCGAGATGCCCCACCGGGCCATCGCGGCTGTATCGTGGTGGTCGTACTCAGCGCGCACCCTCAGGAGATAGGTCGGGGCGCTGATCTGCCCCAGCGCAAACGACACGCCGGGCAATTGATTGTAGGCCGACTGACCAGCGGCCATACGGGTACGGATATCGATGCGCTTGATGTAAGCATACAGGTCGCCGTCAGCGAGGCGGATAAGGGGTCCACCATCCGCCAACAGTTCGAACGCCCCTGATGCTTGGGTATAGGGCATCAGTGTCTCAGGCAGCGTATAGCTGGGGTGCACCTGAGCAAAGGCTGGGGAAATCGTAGCCATGTGTTACTCCTGATCTCAGGCCAGAGAGGCCCCGGCCAGTGGTTTCAAATTACAGCAAGCAGAGCGCCGCTGCTCCATTGTAATTCCAAGTCACGAAGCCGAGACCACCGGCATTCCAGACTGGGACCATGCAATTGCTGGCCTTGATCGCAAGAATCTTGACCGGCAGAGCATTGGTGGCGAAGGCGATGATCTTCTGGTTGGTGAAGTCCCAGCTGACCTGTTGGGTGATGAGCCCGCCTTCGAGAGAAATCAGCGTGGGATCAATCGCTAGGGCCACCCGCGCAAGTGAGCCCAGACGATAGAAATTGACCAAGCCGCCCGGACCCGTGCTGGGGGCGGGAGACTGCGGTGTGTTAACCGCCGCATAGTTCTGATCGAACACCGCGAAGCCAGTGAGGTTGGCTACCGCCGCCGCGCGAACAATGGCGCCGCCAAGAGCCGTGTCGGGCCGGGTCATCGGCGGGCGTTCCTGGGCGATGTTCTCGCTGATCGCGACCCCACCGAACATCGGCAGCGTCTCCGTCGAGGCGAGATAGCCACCGGCCAGCTGGTAGCGCATCGCCGGATCGGGCATAGCCGTGCCGACAATGAAACCGTCTGACTCGGTGTTGAACATCCCCGCCGCGCTGGTCTGGGCGAGGGGATTGAACTGAATCGTCATGAAACTAGCTCCTGATTAGAGAAACCCCACTCCGGCTTAGTTGGGGAACTGGGTGCGGAAGCTGGACACCCGCCGCGCCGGACGCCCCATGCTCTTGACAAAGCTCTCCTTGCCATAGAACACGTTGGTGCGCATACCGGTGCGCGGATCGCTGCGCGCGACTTCGCGCAGCTCGCCATCGCCCAGATCGGTCGGTGTAGACGCCGCAACGGCAGCATCCGCATAGACCTGGCCCTCAGCAATGCTGAACGCCTCGTCCGGCAGCTGGCTGAACTTCACAGCCTTCCAGACCTGTGAATGGGGCTTGAGGTGAGTAGCGAGCCGCTTGCGGTAGTTGAGCAACGATTCACCCTCCAATGGGCGCGGTGCCGCCTTACCGAAGCCCATGAACACGGCGTCGGCGCGAGCCTGGGCGTCCGCGAAGGCCGCATGCTCGTCGTCACTGCGCGGCTTGAGCTGGGCCGTGATCCGCTCGATCAGCTTGCCCTGATTGCGCATGGCCGCGTCCTGCTCCGCGATCTGCTTGCGCAGGGACGAGATCACAGCGTCAGCGCGAGCGTCAGCCTTGCTGCCGTCTTCCTTCTCGTCCTTGTCCTTGGGCGGCGGGAACTCGTCCTTCTTCTCTTCCTTGGGCGGTGGGAACTCGTCCTTCTTGCCGTCAGCAGCGGCGGGCGGCGGAGGCGGAGCGCCCTCGTCCTTCTTGGCGTCGTCCTTCTCTTTGTCCTTGTCTTCCCCCTCGTCCTTCTTGGCGTCGTCCTTCTCTTTGTCCTTGTCCTTGTCGTCCTCGTCCTTGCGCCCGTCCGCCTTCAACGGGTTCTTCGAGCCTGAGCCCGTCTCCAGTGAATCCATGCGCGTGTGCAGACCCTCAAGGGTAGCGAGCACCCGGCTCAGATCGTCCCCGGTCACCGCCTTATTCTCAACAGCCATAGTATGTCTCCTTACAGCCGGTTAGGTTAGCATTCACCGATCTAAACAGCGGCCTAACCTCACCGCCAGACGGTCAACAGATTGCGCAATCACAAGTTTGGTCAAGCGCTCGGACAACAGGTCTACTGAATCGCCCAGGCTGTCAACCCGGATGCCGATGGGGTCGCCGCCCTTATCCCAGACCCCCCGCGCACAGACCGCCAGGTGATCAAGGTAGCTGGGGTTGCCCTCCACCAGCAGGGTTTCACCGTTGTCGAGTTCCACCTCATAATTGACCGCGAGGTCACGGAACACGACACTAGGGGACGTGGACATAGGCTCGCTGGAGAACTCAGCCGCAGCCTCTTCGTTGTATATCCGGGCGATGCCCCATACATCCTCGCCCTTGATGTAGGGCAGCTGCATCACCCCAACCACCTGTTTGGTAAAGGTGCCTGAGTCCAGCACCGCCTTTTCCGGCGGATGCTCGTAGATGACTGGGATGCCCTGACAGCGTTTGAGGAATGTATCAGTCAGGTAAATCTCTGGCCGCCTGTACACCCACTCCTTGAGCTTAGGACGGTACGCTACGCCTGTACCGCTAATCCGCATATCAACTAACACCGCGTTCTCAAACGGCTGCGGAGAGGCAAGCTCCCCATCGCGGATAGCCTCGGCCACATCCATCTCGGTCATGGACAGACGGCGTAGCGCGGTCTCCACACCCGGCAGCAGATCAATCTTCATTATCCGTCAGTCCAAGGCTTTCGAGCACCTCATCCATCTCGTCCTCGGACAAATCCCCGCTGCCCTCCCGCGCAAACGCTACCTGACCATCGTCAAAGATGATCTTGAATAGGGTGGCGGTGTCGCGGTCGGCGGGCTCAAAGTCATCGGTCAAGTAGGCCACTGTGGCCTCGCGCCCGTCAATGATCGCGCGCTCGATCACAGTGGGTTGACCGTCGCATACAGCTTACGCCATGCGCGCCGCCCCTCCTTAAGCACCTGATCTGACCCGGCGATGGTCGCGAAGCCGTTCGGGAACTCTGGCGACTGGTTGCGGCGCGGCATTGGCCCCGCCCACCGGTGCTCCGGCAAGAAACCGGATCGGGTCTCCTCCGTCATCATCTCGGCTAGCGTCTCATGGATGGCAATTTCAAACGCCGATTGGCTGGGGTTCTCGTGATAGGCTTTCCAGTACTCTGCACTGTAATTAGTCACCCCGTCGGAGGCGGCTAACAGCTGGTCACCCCGAAAGCCATTGGGCACATCCGCCTTCTTCCATTCCTCGCGCTGTGTCGCCCAGGCGTTCCATTCCGGGTATTTCTTGTCATAGGGTGGCTTTAGCACCCCGTTCCAGTCCATCACCGGGTTGTGCTCACTGGGCGGGCCGAACTCGGCTGATTCAAGGTTCGCCGCCTTGTACTGCTCAGCGCGTTTGGCCTGAAAATCGGCATAGCGGATATGCTCAATCTCGTGGGCCGCGACTAGGTGGGTGGTCTCCGGGTAATTCTGGCGCGCATACATAGTGATGTCGCCTTGCCCACCCCTATGGATCTGGGCTGACCCGGCATAGTTCAACACCTTACCATTCAATGTAAAGACACGATCCTCGTAAACAACCTTGACCTGTTCAGGTGGGAAATTCATCTTTTTAGCCACCTTCATAGTGGCGTCCCTGACCGTCTTAACTGTTTTCTCGATGACCTTTACATCAACATCGTGTTTACGTAGGGCCGCTACTTTCTTAAAGTAACCAGGCGGCTCCTGGTTATACATCTCACGGGTGATCCGGCGATGGTCTTCCTGGTGTGCCTGAACCTTTTCCCAGTCTTCCCAGGTGCCTTCTGCTGAATTAGCCTTGGCCTTTAGGGCCTTGAATCCCTGTAACGATTCATGATATTTGCGCGTTAACGCCATAAACTCAGGCGACAGAGCCTTAACCTGGCGAACCTCTTCCCTGTATTGTTTCTCTACGGTCTCAGGTAGAGGCTCAGCCTTGTAGAGATGGCTGCCCGGCTTGGGCTTTGGCCCCGACGATCCCGCACCGCCACCACTCGTGAATTTGCCGTCCTGATCACGTGGGTGGTCGCCCTCGCTCCAGTCGGCATCGGCTCGCGCCTTGATGCTGTCGCCCAAGACCCGCTTTGGGTCAATCCAGATGTAATCGGTATGCTCATTGCTGAGCTTGGGGGTGAACTCGTCCTCACAGTCGCGCAAGAACGTCGTGTAATCGACACCATTGCGCACCCGGCGGGCATGGAACCGGCCCACGTGCCCCGGATAGTACTTGGTCTCCTCATTAGACTCACGGAGGGCTGTTTCCTCCGCCGTCTCCTCACCCTCCTGCCCGCCGCCGGGGTAATCCCACATCCCGTCCTTGCGGCGCAGCAGGAGAACACGTCCCTCAGGCGAGCGGAAGATGATCCCCGCCGCGTTCTGAGCCATTTAGGCCCGCTTGGCGCGCCGCGCCGCGTAGGCGTCCATTCGGTCGGTGAGCGCCACACAGACATCGCCGATGTGCTTGAGCAGCATCGCGCGATCTTGTTGGTACTCCAGAAGCTCAACCGCGTCGGCGATGCCCATGCGCTCCTTGTGCTCAGTCTCACGCATCTCGTTGCGCATCGAGCGGATCAGCTTCTTCTGGTCCTCAATGGCATTCTGCCGGCCCAGCCCTTCCTCGGATTGCTCCTGCTCGCGCTCCAGCGCGTCCAGCTCGTCCTCAGCCGCCTTGAGCTTGGACTTTGGGTCTTGCTCTTCCTGCTGCTCACCCGCCGGTTCCTTGACTGTGGTCTTGGTTTCCTTAACCGGCGGCTCCTGCTGCTGCGGCTGGGGCTTCTGGGCGGGCTGAGCCTGATCGTTTCGCTTGTCCACGCCAGTGATCCTTCCTGCGTTTTTGGAGGCGTAGAAAACTTCTTCGCCTTTCTCAGGGCCGTACTGCTTCTCCATAGAAGCTTTGATCTGTTCACCCTTTTCGGTGAGCGGCATTTAGGCTGTCTTGTGCGGCGGTGGCTCTACCGGCTTGGCCGGTTCCTTCTTGGCCGGGGCGGGTGAGACAGAGATGTCAATCTTGCCCTCCACCGGAACATCCTTGCTGACCACGATGACCTCGGTGGTCGCCGTCGCCGAACTGCCGTCCTCGTTCGTACCCACAACCGTAATTGTTGCTGGACCCGGACCCGATGCGAACAGCTTCGCGCCGGTCGGGTCCTTGTCGTCCGGGCTGGCCACTATCGGGCCGGTCGTGGTCCACGTCGCGGACTTGAGCTTCACGTCGCCGCCAAGCCCATCCTTGAACGCCACTTTGGCGG